AATGCTTCCTGACGGACCAGCTAAGGTGTTCGGCCCAGGTAGCGTCGCTCGTGCATTCCGACCGGAAGCGGGAAGCCGCGATGGCCGTCGTCGAAGCGTGCAAGATGAAGGTCAAGATTTCCGATGACAATCCGGCCAAATACAATCCCATCCTAACACACTACCTGCACGACCTGCTGGAATCCGACGCTCCGGAGGAAGCGGCACAGATACTCTGGACCCCGACACTATTCAACCCAGCGCCGCAATCGACGCGAGACCTGTGGGATTTATTTCGCACCACGAATCAGGGGCTCATTATGGGCGGCGGCAGCATGAGCAAATCCTACAGCGTCGGTGTGCGGCTGTTCCTCGAATTCATTCGCGACCCGGAATACACCGCGGTGCGCGTGCTCGGCCCGAGCGAGGACCACTTGGAATCGAACCTTTTTTCGCATCTGGTCCGGTTGCACAGCAGCGCCACGCTGCCGATGCCGGGCGAAGTGAATGCACTATTCATCGGGCGCTCCCGGCGAAATCAGGCGGGCGCAATCAAGGGTCTCGTCATCCCGATGGGCAAGCAAAAGAAAGCGGGGCGCATCCAGGGAACGAAGCGTATCCCGCGGCCAGTCCCGCATCCGGTCTTCGGCCCGCTATCCCGGCTGTTCTTGTTCCTGGACGAAATCGAGAACATCCCGCAAGGCGTGTGGGGCGACATCGACAACGTGTTGAGCCAGGTTGAAGAAGAAGGGGCCGTGGGTGGGTTCAAGATTTTTGGTGCCTACAATCCCCGCAACCAGCGGGACGAAGTCGGTATCCGCGCAGAGCCCCCGTTCGGATGGGAGAGCTTCGACATCGACAAGCACTTCCGGTGGAAATCCACGCGCGGCTGGGACGTGCTCCGACTTGACGGAGAGAAGTCGGAGAACGTGGTCACTGGCAAAACCATCTATCCCGGTCTGCAAACGCGCGCCGGGCTCGACGCTATTGCGCTCAATTCCGGCGGGCTGCAATCGCCCGGATATTACACGATGGGCCGCGGCGCGTATCCGCCCCAGGGCATCGAACTCGCGGTAATTCCTCCGGGAATGCTGCACAACATGCGCGGGGAATTCATTTTTCTCGATACCCCCGTGGCGGTTGCCTCGTGCGACTTGGCGCTCGAAGGCGGCGCAGGAGCCCCGTATACCCTCGGGCGCTGGGGTCGAGCCACGGGCTACAAGGTCCCCCCGACGTTGGAATTCCCGAACGGGCGCACTATCATGTTCAAGGATACTAACAGTCGTTCAACCACTCGATGGGCGCTTCAGGCGGACCAGCAGTTCATGCTGCCGAAGGGCGACACCGTGGCCATGAGCGCAAAGCTGATTGAAATCAACAAGAAGGCGGGCGTTAAGCCGGAATGGTTCGCGTGCGACAGAACCGGTCACGGCGCGGGCATCGCGGACTTGATGAAGCACGACTGGTCCCCCGCCATACACGATGTTAACTACAGTAACAGCGCAAGCAAGACCCGGCTCATGGAGGAAGATACTCACACCTGTGAGGAAGAATTTTTACGAGTTTGCAGCGAACTTTGGTTCGGGCTACGCGCGTATGCGGAATTTGGCTACTTGCTGTTGCACCCCAGCATGAACCTGGAGAAACTAGCAGTCCAGGTGACTCAGCGAAAATTCGTTACGACTGGCAAACAAAAAAAAGTCCAAACGAAGGCGGACTACATCAGCACTGGGAAAACTTCCCCGGACGAAGCCGACAGCTTGACGCTTTTTGTATTCGCCGCCCGACGCGGCTCCGGGACTATACTGAGTATGAAGGGCAACGATGTTCCGATGCCGGGGGACTCCGATGACTTCGACGGCTGGTCCGACGAACGGGTGCTTAAGGGCGGGGCGTATCACGACTGCACGAACACCACAGACTACCTCAGCGACACCCCGATTTTATGAAGCGCATAAACGTAAACCTTTTCCCGCGGGACGGATATTTTTTCACCGATAGCGACGGCGCTCGAATCCGGGGACACTCTTGGGCCGACGTGATGCGTCGGGTAGCCGCATATCGCAAGCGCGCCGGACGCGCGCAGGGAAACGTCGAGGCGGAAGTGAGCGCCCAGGCGTGCGCGCGCAACCCGGCGCACTGCTCCGAAATCAACGGCGAAAACGAGCGGCACCTGAAGATTGCGTCCCTCAAGGGGCGCGTGCTCAAATACCTGTCTTTCATTCGCGGGCTGATGCCCGGCAACCGGGTGCCTTGGGCCAGCCCCACCGACGCCGCCAACCGCGCGAACGTGTGCGCGGCCTGCCCGCTGAACACGGCTCTCCCGGAGGGATGCAGCAGTTGTCGTGCCGCAGTCCGTGCCATGCACAAAGAAATTCTCGGGGGCCGGACGATAGATGCGCGTTTAAACGGATGCAGTCACCTGGGGGAGAGCCTGCCGGTGTCGGTGTGGGTGGACCATGACGTGGTGGACGATGCGTCACTCCCGGCCCATTGCTGGAGAAAGCGACGCACGCCATGAAGATACCGAACCCTTTTCGATTCGCCGCGGCTATGCTGGCTGTCGGCTACGCTCGTTTCCGGGGCTACCGGGCGCTGGTGAATCCCGCGGAAGAAGTGAATCGCTGGCATGAGTGCCGCCGGTGCCCGCATCGCATTCCGGGGCCGGAGCTTATCGGAGACCAGTGCGGGCTCTGCGGGTGTCTGCTCGACGCCAAGGTGTTGCTGACGACCGAGCGGTGCCCGGATGGCCGGTGGAAACGAATCTGGCGGAAATCCCCCGAATAGCACACTGTTTAGAGACGCTATGCCTGCCGAAACGCAGTATCCTACTTCTAACAACCTGGACCCCGCCGGGGGGATTATCCAATCGCCCAAGATTGACTCCGCCGGGCACCCGACTCAACGCAGTATCCGGGACTCGGGCATGGCCGTCAACGTGGTGCGCACCATCATCGCCGCGAACCGCCAGCGGCAGGTGGTCAATTCCCGCATCCTGGCCAAATACAACGCGGAGCGCCCATACGACAGCGCCCGACTGGAGTCCGAAGGATTGGGGTGGAAGCAGAATTTTACCACCAAACCACTGCCGCTCTGGATTGAAAAAGTCGCGCCCAGATTTTGTGAGGCCGTCTCGGGTGTTAAATACCTGACCGACAGCACCCTGAGTAACAAGTGGCAGAACAACGTCGAGAAGTCGGAGAAATTCCGGGACGTAATCACCAAGACAATCCGCAACCGCGTCGGATGGCGGACCCTGGTGGAGGACCTGGCGTTCGACAACGCGCTGTTCGGCCACACCGTGGCGGCGTGGCTCGACGAGGGATATACCTGGTTCCCCAAAGCTTTTCAGCAAGCAGAAAATTTTCTCCCGGACGGTTGCAAGCAGGCGGCATCGAATGCCCAGTTCGTCGTGCTCAAGGAAATGTATCTGCCGCACGAACTTTTCGCCTACATCAAGGACCGGGAAACGGCGGAAGAATTGGGTTGGAACATTGAGCAAACCATCGCCGCTATCAATGCCGCCAGCCCGGCCCAGATTCGAGACCTTCTCAACATCGGCGGCACTATTGAAACCTGGTATCAGAACGCAATCCGCGAACTGACCATCGGTGTTAGCTACATGGCGGGCGCGAGCGTATGCACGGTGTATACGCTGCTCGTGCGGGAAGTGACCGGCAAAGTCAGTCACTACCGGCTCGCGGGCGCGGAGATGTCGGAGATTTTCACCAAGCTCGACCGGTTCGACGGGATGGAAGACTGCATGTCGTTTTTCGCCTTCCAAAAGGGCAATGGCACCATGCACGGGAGCAAGGGCATCGGGCGCGACCTATACGAACTCGCGGGGATGATTGACCGGACGCGCAACGAAGTCGTTGACAGGAGTATCCTCTCCGGCAAGATTCTCGTCCAGGGCGACGTGAAGCGGCTGCACACGTTCAAGATGAACGTCATCGGCTGCATGGCCCTAATCCCCCGAGACTGGGACCTGCGCGAGCAAAAAATCGACGGCGACATTGAGCCATTCCTCAAGCTCGACGCGTATCTGGCGTTGCTCGCTGACCAACTTATCGGCAACACCAGCCCCCGGCAATTCGGGGGCGAGCGCACCACCAAAGCGGAAGTGGATTTGTTCGCCGCGCGAGAAGAAGAGACCAAGGATGTGCGCATTACCAGATTTTTGGAGCAGTTCGTGGCGATGGTGCGCACCATGCAAAAACGAATTTGCGACCCGGACACCCTCGAAGAAGATGCCAAGGCCGCGCAGAAGGAATTGCTGGAGCACATGACGCGGGCCGAAATCGAGGAACTGCGGATGCAGCCCGTGGCCAGCACGATTCGCGACCTAACGCCCGCGGAGCGCCAAATGACGAGCGCGTTTTGCACCGAGAAAAGGGGCAACCCGCTGTATAATCAGCGCGCCCTCGAAGTAGAAGACGGCACGGCCCGAGTCGGCTCGGACTTCGTGGACCGCGTGTTGCTTCCGACGAACGACCCGACGGAGCAGGCGGAGCAGAGCCGGTTACAGCAGATGGAACTGGCGCTCATTATGCAAGGCCAGCCGGTGCCGGTGTCCCCCCGCGATAATCACGAAATCCATCTGAGCATTTTGATGCCGATTGCCGAGCAACAAGCGTCCGCGATGATGGAGGGCCAGAGCCACACAGCAATTTTCGAGACGCTCGTAGCGCACATCAACGAGCACGCGAACAACTGGGAAGCTCAGGGCGCGCCGAAGGACAAAATAAAACCTGTCCTCGATTTTCTTAAGAAAGCCGGGCCTGAGATTGCGAATTTACACGCGCTCGACGCCCAGGCGCAGCAAGTTCAGCAGCAGAGTATGGCCCACGATGCCGAGGGCCACCAAATCATGTCTTCCGTCGGCCCACCCCCGCCGGAAGCCCAACCATAACCCCCTAAAATGACCACCAATGGAAATCACGAATGACAGTTTGCCCTGGGACAGCGAGGATTGCGCTGTTCTACGCACGTTTTTTAACACCCGCACCGGTCAAAGGCTTATCCCGAAGCTTGCGGAGTCCGTTCCGGCGCTATTAGCCAAGGGCGATACTAACGAAATATGCGTTCGTTCCGGTGAAGTGCGTGGATGGCAGGAATCCCTCAAGGCTATAATCACTCTGACGGTCCCGACGCAGGATGCGCCGAAGTCACAGGACAATTACCCCCCGCTCGAAGACGACGAGGCTCACTCTGACGGTAAAAAACTCAACGAATAACCACCTATGCCCGAAAACACTAACACAAACAAGGTAGCGCTGGAGACTTTTCCTGACGCGACGGCCCACAACACCGAAGTTGCGCAGAAATTAGCGGCGCAGGACATTTCCGGCCAGAATATGGCCCCCGTGGACAGCGGAGATGCGGCTGACGCACTCGACGCCCTCGCCAAATCCGCTGAAGAATCCGCGAAAAAGGCCGCAGAAGCCCCGACAGAGGAAAAACCCGCTGAAAATACTCCCCCGGCAAAGACCGAGGCTGAAATCGCCGAGGCGAAGGCTGCCGCGGACAAAATCGAAGCCGACCGCAAGCGCGCCGAAGCCCTTTTCAAGGACAGTCCGACACTCGCGCCGAACGCCAGCCCCAAAAGTGCTGAATCTTTCGCCGCCATCAAAATTAAAGCGGCCCAGGAGGTTGCCAAGCTCGAAGCCGAGCTTGAAAAGCTACGCAAGGAGAACGCAGAAGCTGCGGAGCGACTGAAAAACACTGCGCCGCCGGAAGCGCTCAAGGAATTGGAAGACCACCGGACCTGGCGCGCAAAACTCGACATTGAGTCCGACCCGAAGTGGAAAACTTTCGACAAGGATGTGGAAACCACGCGCGAATTCATTTACGCACAGCTTCAGCGCTCCAAAGTGACCACCCCGGAAATTATCGCCGAAATCAAGAAGCACGGCGGACCGGAAAACGTCAAGATGGATGCCCTTTTCGCTGCCATCGCTGACCCCGCGCTGCAACGCACCGTGGAGTCCAAGATTGCTGACATTGAGCAGCGCAAGTTTGAGAAAAGCCGCGCCATCGAAGCCGCCAAGACCAACGTGACGGAA